TTTAAATCTTCAATATCAAATTCATCCAAAGAATCATAATTTTTTATTTGTTTATAAAACTTAGGTATTCTTATTGATGAATCTACAAATTTACCTACAGCAGTAATTAGTGACAAGCCATTAAACTTATAAAATAGATCTTCAAAAGCATCAGCAGTTTTTTCTATTTTACCAACTTTAACTGGTCTTACTAAGTCACCTAATATTCTATCTACTGCGGCTCTTTGTGACAACTCTAAACCTTCACTAGAATGCTGTAAATCTTTAGCATTAGCTTTAATTTTATCAAAGTTACCATCAACTGCTCTAAATACACTCCTTAAAACATTACCTAATCCATGCTCCATAATAGGCATTGCAACAGTTTCAGTGGCAGCAGTTAATCCTGCACCAGTAAGATAGGTCATACCTGATAGCTTTCTTGATATTCTAGCAAACTTTGTATCGAATCTTGATGGATCTCTACTTATCTGCCCTGCAACTTTTTCATATCCTGCCAACAAATCAGACTTTATTTCTGCAATAGCTTTTTGTGTATATTTCTTTGATGATTGCATTTCTGCTTCAATCATATCTAATAAATAATCTATAGAATCATCACCAAACTTCCTTGCATACTCTATTCTAAATCCCATCATCTTTGCATATTGCGACATAATTGCAGGATCTTTAACAATAAAATCAATAACTTTCCATTCAGGAATGTTGGTAGCTCTCATCATAATATGTTTAGCTTTACCAACACCCATAGGTGTACTATATCCATAAGGATCATCACCTTTTTCAAGAATTGTATCTACAAATTCTCTACCTACTCTTTGTGCTTGTGATAAGCTTGTTACTGGTATTCTTTCAGGTGTATCACCTCTTGTAAACTTTGTAACAAATCCCTCTTCTAAAAAATGATTAGCAAATATATCTGTTAGTTCATTTTGTTTATCAGGGTTTTCTATAAGTAATTGTTTATCATAGTAAATTGCCCATTTATAGTTGGCTCTAGTTGGAGAATAATCCACTTCATAAAAGTTTTTTTGTTTTAATAAACTATTCCTACTTAATTTAAATATTTCTTTTGCAGCCTTATCTTTTTCAGCTATTATTTTTTGATCCAATTCTTTTATTCTTACATCTAATTTTGCAAGAGCTTTTTTTGTACCTTCTTTAGAATGAAAGACACCTTGATCTTGTGCCAAAACATCAAACTCTCTATAAAACTGTGCAATACGTTCCATGCCTTTACGTTTATATTCTGGAATACTAGAAAAATAAGCTTTATTCCAAGCAGGATTGCCATTTAATATTTGTAATCTTATTATTTCATCTTTAAATTCTGCCTTTGATGGCATAGCTTTTAGGTAATCTTGTGTAGCATCATTAAAATATCTTGTTTCTAACTGTTTTCCAAATATACTTTGCATTTTTTGTGTTGGTGTAACGTAATCTATACCTGCAACTTTACCAGTACCTTTTGTTTTATACATTTCTTCCATATATAAATTATCAAGATATGCTTCTACATGAAGTCCTTTACCTTTATATCTTTGTTGCATCATATCAATAGATTGCATAGGCTTACCTTGCATAGATACACTGCCATTATATTCTATTTGCATATCTAAATCTTTGACAATCTCAGGTGCTTCAACACCATCATACTTACCAAATTGTAAACGTCTTGAAGGTAAAAATTTATTTATAAAATTATATCTATCTATTGGTAGTTCTCGTAAACTACTTCTTAGTGGTTGCTTAAAATTAGGGTCTGTACTACCTTTGTTAATAGCATCTTCTGTAGCAAATACGTCATTAGTTTTTGGATTTGGATCTTTTAAGTTCTTATGTTTAGAAACAATATTACTAAATTTATTAGCAATGCCTCTACTACCACCACCAAGCAAGCCTGCAAAAACTGTATTGCCTGCAATATTTGTGACTGATTCTTGATATGTATTAAAAGGATCAAAAGGCGATCTTAGTGCCTCACTACCCATACCAAAAAGAAAACCCATTTTACCTGCTTCTTTTGTCACACCAAAAGCAGATTTAGCTGCCCAAGCTGCTCTTATACCAGTATTAAAAACTGGATGAAAAAAAGCTATATTCAAAGGATCAACTACACCTGCAACTAATGTTGCACCTATACCTGACCTTTCAAACACCTTTCTGTTTTGTTGCATAGATAATAAATTATCTTTTATATAATTATAATGTTCTGAATTTTTTGCTCTTGAGAGTTCATCAGCAAATAAATAATCATTATTATCTTGTATTGTTTGTTTCCAATCAAAGTTTTCATCATATGGATCAGATGCAAATGCAAAATATTCTTGGGTAGCATTGGTTATAGGAAGCCATTGATATTTAAGATTAGCTACAAATCCTTCTGTAAAAGATGGATCTGCCTTACCTTCACTATCAGGATATAATAAATGTAAAGGTGTATAGTCTTGATCTCCTTTAGGAGTATAGTCTACAAACTTAACATCAAATGGATTATATACCATTAATCCTCCAACATAAAATCAACATCTCTTACATGATAACCTAACAACGATACTCTATCTCTGACCCTTGAACCAGTTTGCATATGTACTTTAGTTTTTGTATTTCCAAACTGTGCAATATTATATGCTTGATGAAAACCTGCTTGTCTGAAATGATAGTTTCTAATATCTATATCATCCGTATTAATGGCATTTCTTAAAGATTCATAATATAATGGAAATTTGTTTTTAACATTTTCGTGTCCTAATTGATAAGAAAAATCAATCAACGACTTTTGTCTTTCACTGCTAAGAGTACCAAAATTATCAAACTCTCTGACATATTGATCATATATATCTTTTATTTTTGCAGTATAAATTTTATCTGCTGATTGTTGCAACAACCCCCTTATACCCTTTGATGATAGATTTCTTTTAAACTCTCTTTCTTTTGCCAATAACTCTTCAGATGTATAGCTTTTAGATTTTAAATCTTTCTGTAATGTTTTCAACTCTGTTGCTAAATCTTTTGGTATAAAGTTAAAATCTCTTTCAGTAAGATCTCTTATATTAAATCCTCTACCAATAGATAATGTATTAACATCCCTATATGGCATAACTCTAAAACCTTCTTTTTCTGAGCTATAATTTATAATATCTATTAATGAGTCTTGTACTTCTACAGCAACGTCAGGTGTAAAAAAGTTTTTTACATCTTGTATTACATCTTTAACACTATCTTTTGTAAATTTATATTCTGATAATAATTGCCATGATGGATTATCATAACCTTTATTTCCAACTTTTCGCTCTAAATAGTTTTCTCCTAAACCATCTACATATTCTTTAAAATCTTTTAAACCAGTTTGTATACGTTGTGCATCAGCACCAGTGCCAAACTTTGTCATAGCCTCAAATTGTTTTTGATCTTCTGATCTAAATGTCATATCAGCAGCACGTTCTTCTGGCATCATAACTGGTGCATCTAAATTTTTAATAGATTTAAATGTAGTTTTGTAATTTAAAGAATTATTTTGTGTTCCTATAAAATCTTCTACATTTATTGCTTCTAAATCAGGATTGTATAAACCTAAATCAGATGGTGGTAATTTAGCTCCTTTACTAGCTAATCTTTTTTTATATGCTTGATTTAACATAATTTTTTCTAATTCTTTTACATTAATACTATTTTGTTTATCAAATTCTCTAGTTGTAAAAGTTATTGGTGTTGATTCATTATTCAATATCTGAACACCTGACTCTGTAACAAGAGTATATCTTTGATCTCCAAACTGTGAGTTTCTTACATCAGGTAATAAAAACACATCCTCTCCTAAGCCTTCAAATTCTGAAGTGGTTTCCTGAATATATTGATTTACATGATCCACAAACTTATCATAAAGAGGTCCAGTATATTTACGTTTAGGAGTAAATCTTGTTCTTGTACTTGTATCTTTTGAAAAGAAATCATAAACTGTTTCATCTTCTATAAAAATATTATTATATGTTTCTTCTAAAACATCTTTCATATTTTCTTTTGTAAACTCTACAATCTTATCATTAACTGATTTAGCATTTTTAAATACCATTAATTTATTTGCATATGGCTTCATAATACTCCATGAATGTCTCGGTATATCAGCATCATCTAATATAGCTTCTAATGCACTATTGACTGTAGTTATATTAGAATCAGGATAAAACTTTGCAAAAGATGTCATTACAGAATTATCTAACTCATTCTTAGTAGTATTAGGTCTGGAAAAATAATCAAACAAACCCACAATGTCATTGCCATTAACTGAAGCAGCAGCATCAATTAAACTAAATTTAAAATACTCATCATCATAACCTTGCAGTCTAGGAGAGCCAGTAGATGTATATGCTGTGTTTTTCCATAAATCTAATACTCTAGCTGCCATTGCCTTTTTTTGAGCAGGTGGTCTGTTTTCAAACATAGAAAGATTTAAAAAATTATCTGCTTTAAATAAATCATGTGCAAATTTTGGCACTACATTACGACTCATTACTTTACTTACTACAGCACTGTATGTGGCAGCATCTAAATCAAAAAAGTTTGTTGAATTAATTTCTCTACCAAACTCATTATTCAAACTTAAATTTAATTTTTCTCTATTGTCTTTAGTATTTTCTAAAATAGAGTCTGTATTATATATAGAGCCAACACTATAATCTAACTCCATAGCTTTCATTAATTTACTAGCATCACCTGATCTATTACTGATCTCTCTAGCAAGGACAGCCATATCAGTTCTTGTAAGATTAAGTTCATCTTTGAGTTCAAATACTTTTTTTAATTCACTTGGACTTACTTTATTTCTAGTAGCTTGAACAACATAATTAATTAACTGTGGAGATAATCTTTTAGAATTAAATACTTGCTCAACAGCTTTAATTGCATCACCATTTTCACCAAGTCTATCTACGACATTATTTATTGTGCCTAATGCTTGACTTCTTCTAAGAGCAGCAAAAAGATCTTGTGCTTTAGGTGCTTTTATATGTCCACCTGCAACTAATTCATTAATTTTACTTTCTACGTCAGTAATAGTATTTTTAATATCATTATCAAGATTTATAATATCTTGTGTATCTTCTGCTTCATCTTCACTAAAATTAGCTTTAGAATATATTAATGCAGTCATGGAATTAATATCATCTTCTAAAGTCAATAATGTATTTTGTGCAGCTACTCTTTCATCTCTTGCTATTGTATCATTTAAGATTTTGTTAGAATGTAAAACTTTTTGATTTGTTACTTTAGTAATAAAGTCAGGAATGTATTGATCCATGCCATTATCTTTAAAACTTTTTATATGAGCATCAATAAAACCAGATGCTTCTTCATCAAACTTATCTTTATCAAATCTATGTTTTGCTTGTAGTTCAGCAAACTTATCTTTTGACAAAAGACCCATAGCATCACCATATCTTTGTGCCAAAACCTTTTCTGCATATGGTGTACCTACTTGGGTAAAGTTTGCTTTTTCAAATTGTATTTTGCCATCTTTTGCTACTGCTAATGTTTTTGCTGTATCAATATCTTTTTTAATGGCATCTTTTCTTGCTTCTTCCCAAAATATTTTTTGCATAGAGTTGCCTAAATCTGCAACTGCATTGCCAAGTTGCACTGCACCAGTATCAGCGGCAACTACACCAACTGGTTTATTTCTAAATGTTGTAGGTTTTGCTTTTATAAATTCTGCCATTATACCATTGTACTCGCTTTATATGCACCACCAATTAAAGATCCAAATGCTTTATATCTATAGGCTTTTGACAAATTATTAGCTTTAGTAACTGCCATTAATGCTTGTTGTGAATATTTACTTTGTTCTGCTAAGTTCTGGTAATTTGACCTTGCTGCTAGTGTTTTAGTGTTTTGTTCAGCATTTTTTAATAATGCTTTGTAAGATCTATCTGATCCCATATCTCTACCAGTAGTTCCTGCTATGGCAGCATTTTGTGCTTTAAATGTTTGTAGATTTGCCATAATATCATTATGCTCTTGTAATGCTTGTAATCTTCTTATCTTTGCTTGTTCTTTAATATTACGAGCAGTTAAAGCACCCTCTGCTTTTGCAGCCCTTGATGCTTGCATACTACCCATAAAACTAATACCTGCTGATGCTACTGCTAATGCTAGTTGTATTGCCATTAAAATGCTACCTCTACTATCATTCCATTAATCTGTAAATCTAAAGGAAAAGACTGTGATACTATAACTCTAGGATCACGACTATATCCTAATAATCTAAACTCTTCTTTACCAGTTACAGCAGATCTCTCCATAAAGCCACCAGTTACAGTATCAGTTGTATTCCTTATTACTAAGTCTCTACTTGTTGATAATGTGCTAGGTCCTTGCACACTAACAGCAAGTGTTGAATGTAAATCTAATATGACTTTTGGTATTTGTCTAGGTTCTCCAGTTAAAGGACCACCTTGAATAGCAGCATCTATAGGCAAAGTTTTTAACGTAGGAGAAAATGAGTAACCTATAAATGCCTGACTCAAGCCACTTTTTACAGCACTTGCATCAATCTGACCACCACTTATTGTAAATGTACCTAAAAAATCATTTCCATTTGTAGCTTTAACTACAGCATTATTAGAAAAATGTGATGTTAAACTGCCAAAAACACTAGCACTTCCACTAAATGTGTCACAAAAATCCATTGGCATATCAGTTTGAAACTCTTCAAGAAACAATTTGGTTGTGCCTGATCCATCATTTCTAGCACAAACTACAAATAATCTTTCATGAACTGAACATATACTGTGCCATAATCCTTCTGTATCCCAAAGACTCCAACCTGCTTTTTGATCACCTCTTACAGAATAAAAGACAGCTATAGTGCCATCATTATTTATAAGAAAAGCATATGATTCACTTCGATTCAAAGCTCCTTTAATAGATGTTTGCTGAACTGGATCTAATATAAGATGTGGTGCAAGACCTGATACAGCTACAGAAGTATATGCTGCTTCTGCATCTGTAAACAAAAACTCTCTTAATGCACTACCAGTTTTCTGTATAAACAATGTAGCACCATCAAATACTGTAGGCTTTACAAAACTTGAG